GGAGAAAAACATACGAAAAACCCTCAATCCATCGCACGGCCGCTATGGGCGCTTTAGCCACGAGAAGAGCTTCCTTTGATGTTAATAAACAGGCGGCTCTCACTCATTCCTAACTCGCTCGATAGCAGGCTATCCGGTTGTTTTGTTGATTGTTCGTGTGCATCTCTCCAGTCAGTCACTATAGTTGGTCTCTGGAAAAATCCCCCGACCCCATTTGTAAAGACGGTCATATCAAATGTGGTCAGTCGTGGTGCTCGAAATATACCTAATCGCAGATCGTCTCCGAAGGCAGTGTATATGTTAGGGATATCTAATGTAGGGGAACTGAGTGTTAATGTTCCCGAACTGATAGGAGCAATTTCTTGTGTTTGTGAATTATAACAGAAGTTATAATGGCTTTGGAAGGGTGTTGAAACGTCTATATAAGTCGCTTCCCCAATTGGGTACATCATCTCCCTAGCTATAGGTCCAGAAATTGCAGTATCAGTTACAATAGAAACCCCATCATAAACAAAGCCAACGCCGCTCACAGCATCTATGATTGGAATACTTGGAGTTGTAACACTTTGGTTGTAAAAAGGAGTGAAGAAGACTTGAGGAAATCCATTCTGTCTATTTCTAAATATTCTGAATTTGACACTTCCAGCCCAGGCAGCAAATAATGCACGCCAGTGGGTTTGGGGCTGGGTAGGAATATTTAGATTATATTGAGTCTGGTCTCCTGTATTTACTGAATACACAGCAAATTGATCAAGTGCTGGGTTAGTGATGGGTGTCATACGAATATAACGCCTTGCGATCTCATGGATATCACTAACGCAAAACTCGAACTTCTCTCCAATTTCCAATTTACAAACCTCGTTTTCACGATGGGGGGCTTCATCCTTAGTGACACTGGTGGCATCCATATGGTCTACATCCTCGGTAGTTCTTAGATTGGATGTATCTTCCTCAGGACCTTCTGCTTGAAATTCAATAGGAGGGTCCGCTTGGAAAGCCATACTGCTCGATCCGATTACAGCAACACTTCCAGATACAGAAGGGGTAAATGGTATAGAGAATGATTCAGTCACAAATTCCAAGAATGCGTTTGTTACATTGATAGACAACGTTTCAGGTATAAACTCGAAACGCTGTGAAATCAAATTGTCTTGGAATATAAACTTGAACCCTGCTCCTTGTAAATTAGAGGGATAATAAGTTCCATTTGCTGGAACTGCTCCAACCCAAGTAATACTTGCTTTGGGAACCCTCGAAATTATATTTGATACCCTTTCTAATCTTTCAAGGTTGTTACTGGAAGCTCTAGATGATCTTAGAACCCATGTTGGTGTTGGTTCATATTTCAAATAGTCGTTCCATGTAAACGGAGATGCTGGTGATGGTACTGCGACTTTTGGATTAAGAATCCTTAAGAATACCAAAACCTCTACAGTTGGATCAACAGTGTCAGGGGCAATTAGAGCATTTGCAATATCGACAGAGAACGAACCTATTGAATAGTTCTGTACTGGGTCGATTACGCCTTCTCCTTGATATGTTCTCAAAAATTCAGTTTGAGCATTATACCTAACTAACTCTTTGTGAACATAATTGGACCCTTTGTCATTCGAAGCGAAGTTCATAATAGAACTATAAGTGGTATTAGCGGTGCCAGTAACCACTTGGGGAGCTGCATATTGTGTAATAGCTCTCAAACGCATGGAATGATATTGGGTCTGAACAGCGATAAATGTGAACTCAAAGTCTGCTCTCCAAAACAAGAACTGATTTAATACAGCTATGTTTAAGGGAATTCCTGTTCCTTCAGCAACACCTAGTCGAGTATTTAAATTGATGTGGAATAACTCAGTACCAGGTGCTAACGAAGGAGTGACTTCAAATCTTGTTAGTAAGCACATTTTAGACAAGAGAGTTTCAATCTTAGTTTCCATTGGATTGAAAATTTCCATTTGCTGTCGGGAGAATGCTGTTGGTTTTAATTGCATATCTCTAGTTGGTCTTACGCCATGAGCTGACGACATACCAGGAAAAGCCTGTTCAACCGGAATGGCTCCAGAACACAAGGGTGGATTATCCAAGGGCATAGGAATTGTAGCTTCAAGATTCGCATCTACGCTTTGAGTAGCGCTGTTTTCAGAACCTCCTCCAATTTTCTGTATAGGCATATCACCTCCAGTATTGGATATGTTGTAGGTTACGTTTGTGGATGCTGAATTACCTTGAGCTTCATATTCTATATGTGAATCTTCAAAACTAACTGCTTCACCAAAAGAGGTGTAGAACTTAGTTCTGCGTCTTTCTTGGATATCAACCGGTCGTGGAATGGTGAATTCCGAGTCTGGAAATGAAGAATAAACGGTCACAGTTACTTCATCTACCGATATTCCTTTTAAAGGACTTAAAGGAGTGAAGTAAACAGTACCCAATGATTCCGTGTCTCTAGCAATGGTGTTCATTACTGAGCGCAAGTATTTAAATGGAATGCGAATAGTATATGTTGAATTCTGATCTGGTTGAATAAACACATAACTATTCGTAGTGATGTTTGCTAATTCCGATTCATATCTAGCTAATGGCATGAAATACGCCGCAGCTAAACCTTGTTGAAAGGGAGTCGCATTGATTTGGAAATGTAGTGCTACATCTCCTTTCCAATAAGCAAACCGATCAAATGGCATGTTTTGGAGATTTTGGGGGTCTCCAAAGCCTAATATACCAAAAGGTACATCAAACTCAGCAATTGATCCTGATAGAGGGGATTGGTTATTGGTCCATTTAAACTCATGACGGTAAACATTGGATGATGTTCCATAGTTGAGGGCCATTGATTCTTCATTTACTGCCTTCTTCGCGAGCTTCATAGGGTCTCTAACTCCGACAAGTACTGCTTCCGACTTCTTGTCTTCGTTAAGTTTGGCTAGAGAGTTGGTGATTTCTGTTGTTATGGGTTGGATTCCATGATCATCAACTCTAAGCTTCCCTGATGTCACTCCAGGTCCTTGAGCAGAAAATCCATATGGAAATTCTTTTCCGGACCCAGCGGTTCGTGCGCAAACCATCCTTGCTGTTTCTTTCCAGGCTGTAACGTATATGGGTTCTATATCAATACACTTCAATGCATAATTTATTTCATTACACATTTTGGTGTAGTAATCTATTCCCCATAATGATGACAATTCCATTACAGTCTTACATTCCTGTAGGATGGTTAGATCATTGTTCCTTGTCCAATGCAGTGTTTCCTCTAGTGTTTCTTTCTTTAGAGCGCCAGCCCATTTTCCTCCAAATTCAACTGGGTGAGCTCCTAAGAATGTTATATCCTTGAAATCTCTGAATTCATTAGTTAGTTCTTCGTTCTTCCTGTCTGATGTATAGACTTGACCTAACTCACTCATGATTTCTCGGATAACCCAAGGTCTACAGTTTTCGGCCACTTTATCGCTAAAACAATAAATGTGATCGTCTCCTAAGACCTTGATCCTAACATGGTCATGAAAGACCTCGTTAGGGCACACTTTATAGAAACAATACCTGATGTATAATTCATTCACGATGTTATTAACAATAGATGTAAAGAAACATCCACTGAAATGTGTGGTCTTAAATTGAATCAAAGCATCAAGTACCTGGGCTGCGGAAAAACATTGTTGATAGACGAAACTTTCTTTTGCGATGTTAGGGACTGTTTCAGAGTCACATAAATCCATAAGGATTCTATAAGCGGCTGCTTGAAATTGTGGGTGCACTCGCTTATCAAAATTCTTGAAATCCCCTGCAACGAAGTTCTTTCCAACCTGAACTAAGTAATCATAGATTATTTGCATATCCCATGAATACTGATTAAGTCCTATGGCTGATCCCGTCGTCATATACGAATTATTAAAGGCTACTAGAATATGTCCGAAAACCATTCTATAAGCCACGTTTGATACAAGATCTCCTGCATAAATAATTCGTGAACGTTTTTCCAAAACCTTTGAACTGCTAATCAATTCATCCTTCAGGAAGGCAATAAATCGCCTCGGATCAATTCCTTGATTAAGTAATTGATTTAAGGTTTCTTCTACCATTTCTCTGAAGTATGGTTCGATAACCAGTTCTCCTGCATTGTTGAAGGAAAAATAATCGGCTTTTCCTTTCCTTCGCGAGACTTTACAGAGTGGATACCCTGCAGAAGTCTTTATCTTCATCGAAGCTAACTTACCAGGGATTCCCCCGATAGCTTCTTCGATCGTCAACCTTCTTTTTCCAACTGGCCAGACTAAGGTGTTCTTTAAGTCTGACAAACAAGCTTCCCTGAGTTCATCAACAATCTCCTGATCCACTAGGGTGTGTCCCACCGAAAGCGAATCATTGAGCATGTTTATGATAGGATCTTCTCCATGACATCTAGCGTCACTCATAGACATTAAGGGTAAGTTCTTTTTGGGAGTTGTAGATAAATTACAGCTCAAACTTGATTTCTTGAGTTTAGTAAACCTTGGGAGGTAAACTTGTTCCGTTAACGGAACTGGCTCAATTTTAAGCAAGTTTGGACCGCTTTTATCAATCCTCTCCATAACGTAGTTTGGTCCTTCTTGAGTAAACTCAATATCACCACTACATTCTTCCTTAACGCCTTGAATGGCTGCTTCGACATCCTCTTTGAAGATCATCACTGCTAACCCATAGAAAGCTTTACCATCACTACCTCCTGCCACATGAATTCCCACGATTTTATTTGGGAATCTAGGTCCAGTAGATATGATCAAAGATCCACAGTCTCCCTTTCGGGTAGGACACTTATACTGTAGACACTCATCCATCTCAATTCTCTTCCCTTTACATGCATAGCTTTTATTCGTTGCCAAATTAGCTTGTATGTATTGGGGTCTTCCGTCAATTTCAATCAATGCTCGTGCTGTTGCGAAGTCTTCTGCATCAGAGAGAGACCAGAATTTCTTAACGTTGTTAGGAAATTGTGAATTTCTCTTTCTTGGATAGGTCATGAAAACTACATCTTGACTATCCTCGCATACACGAATCATTGATCGACAGAATTGAAACGAATCAGTATTTCCAGCATATCTCACCTTCATATTAGTTCCATCAGGAACCAATTCACCATTTTCATCCAAAAGAGCATGATAATAGGTTAAAAAGGTGGAATCCCTTATTGGACAGATTTTAAAGTCCAATCCATTATACTGTAGACACGTTTCAGTTTTATCATCAGTTTGATGATAATACTTCCACGACTTTGATCTTCTACCTGACCTCCTTTCCTTGTCAGGTGGTGGTGATTGCCCAAAACACACTTCCTCCGGCATCGACTTATCCTTAGTAAACCACTTTCTTACTGCGTATATCACAACAAAAAGAGCGGTCCACTTGGTAACTGTCATAAATTGTGTTCCTAATTGTGCTTGCGCACTGGGAATTTCATAGTATAAACCTTGACCGTCATTAAACGAAGGGTCATTTATTATGACGATCGGAGTAGTACCATGAGACAGAAACTTCGATAAACAAATATCTGTCCACAATTTATCCAGTTGCTTTGCATAGTCTTCTGATGAACCAATGTATTCATAATACATGTCCTCTGGTAATAATTCTTTGTTGTAAGTAGCGTAGCCGCCACCTCCATGAATTAAATCATAGGACTCTTCTCTCTTATTATTAATACAGGTTCCGCAAAGCATTGGATGCGTCGATTCCGAATGAGCATGTGAAAATTGCTTTCCACATGTTACGCGCTGCTTAGGAATGTATGAATTCAGATGATGTACTTCCGAATTACCTTTTTCATTCAAAATTGGTTCTTCATACGTTCCCAAACAGATGTGCCTGTGTTGTTGGGTTTGGTCAACGTTTGAGTGATCGATGGTAGAGATCACCATATGACCAGTTGGGTTTTGTTTTTGTGAAAGCGGTTGCTCAATACCATTTTCACTTGCTGTGTCGAAGCCGTCCTCCTCAGATTCGAAGCCTGAGATACATGCACCTAACTTAATAGATCTACGTATCACATACTCCTTCATCCTCTGAGCTTCGTTTCTCAGCTCCTCAGTTTCCCCATTCTGAGACAAATGCAGGGCGCGTTCGTATGACGAAGACAACATGTTGCTTAATTTCTCTTTACTAAAACTAGGTTTAGCCTTCTTCAACTTGTTGTACTCAGTCCTAAAAACGCTCCCTGTCGAAGGTCCCCGCCAGACTGCGTCGTCCATTCTGTCGCTGGTGGATTCGTTCGACTTTGTGTCAGAATTTGGATCCTGAGGTCCCTCTGATTGGAACCCAATATTTTCAAAAAATCCAAAAATCGCATCTCCCAAACCTTGTGGTTCGGAAGGAACTCCACGTAATTCTCTGATGATATCATCTAACATTTCTTTTGGCGTTTTATCCAAAAGAATATCTGAGGTGATTCCATCATGAATTCTCTTGGTCATTTCTACTTGCTTCTGTCGATGTGTTCTTAAATAATCAACTAAAGCTCCATAGGTCAGACCAGGGATGTCAGTTCCTTTAGTAGGACTCGGAGATTTTAGAGTAAATCGTAGCCAACTTAACTCTTTAATCTCTTCATCCGTGGAATCGGTAAGATCTATTTTACCGTTCTTGAAGCGATCTTTATATTTCTCGGAAATATTAAGTTCAATGACGTATTCTCTACGTCTCCAAATAGCATCCTGAGGGATAGCACTAACTCTATTGTATGCGGTGTTATTAATGGTGATGACACCAATAGGCACACAACAAGTTCCTTTGATCCCCACAGCGGGATCATCAACAGATGCTAAATTGGGTTTAAAATTTTTGGTTGAAACCAGTTCGAGATATTCTTTCGCTGATTTGACTTGGCTGTCATTGTCACCAACCAAAAATTCGTCCATGATGATAACACTTTGACCAATATAGGCATCCCAAAATTCAGATGCCACAGGGACCTGATAAATATCACGGTCCTCGACAAGGAACAAATCCTTGACAAACTTGGTAGTCAAAAGTGTTTTTCCATATCCAGGGGGTCCACAGATATGGAGACTATAGGGAAGATCTTTGGAAGCCTTCTCGGTTCGATAATTGTCGAGTAACGACAAAATTTGAGCAATCGAAACAAGATTTCTTACAAAGATGTTTCCTATAGTTGAGGTCTTGATTTTCCCTTTCATTCCCATTGCCTCCTTGTGCAATTCTGATAACCATTGATAATACTCTTCAGAAATGAGTACTTTAGGGATCTTTTTCAAGCGTATTACAGCTGAAGATCGGATTAACCAATCTTCGACTAACACTTGTTCTTTAGTTTCCCTAGTTCCAAATTTCATCTTGAGTGCTGTTTGAATGGTCAATGGTAAGACCAGAAACAAAGATGCAAGTAAGAACGATGAGGATAAACCTGCAGTTACTAAAGAGGTAAACTCTCTAGCACGTTTCGCAAGTGTGCTCATATCATAAGCACACAAACCCAAAGTGAGACCAATTAGAGTTACTAAACCTGCCACTGGATCAGCGGGTCCTTCACTCTGATAACTTTGAGTTTTTAATTTTATGAGCTTATCAATTACGGTGGTACATAAGCGATAAGATAGAATACCAATTATATCAACAACAATTACTACCGCGATAATACACAGTAAAGTAATTGTTTTTGAAAAATCGATGTTCTTTATACAATCCTTTATAAACATAGAAGGATTAAATTGCTTAACCACCCACGAACGGATAGAGCTCATAATAGATTCAACAGCTTTTCCAAGAGTTTCAGCGAATACACCGAAAACTCCTCTCAAAGCTTTTAAGATCTTATCAAAGATTTCTTTAACAAGATCAGAGACTGTTTTTGCAGATTTACTGAGATAGCTGGAGGCCGTCTCAAAGATCGACTGGAATACATCCGTAAAACCTTGGGCTTCGAAAATGGTGTCAGACACCATGTTTCTTTGACCAAAATCTTGGTTGTATCCATAGCCTTCTCGTACTTCATACAAGAATGCCAAAAACTTGCTGCGATCCATTTTAGGATCACATAAGAGATTTTTGTCTTTCGTGGTTAGAGCCACGATGACAGCGCGATGCTTTTGATAGATGTTCTTAACATCACGACCTTGCAATAAAGCAAATTGTGCCATGCGAATTTCATGAGCAATAGCTGTTAGATCGTCCAACATTCTATTGTCATAATAATACTTCTTCCCCATTTTCATTTGGTACATGCATGGGCATTTTATAAGACTCCTGTTATGATGACAATACAGGGGTCGTACTATGTACCAAAATCGTCCTTGGTTAATTGACTTAACCATATCTTCCACATCCGACTCGTCACTCCCCTCAGACGATTCGTCTTCCAAATCGCTAAGTGTGACTTCTACCGTTTCGCGAAGGCCATTAGGTGTTTCCACCAAATAGCTACCAACTACTTCCTTCTCTCTTCCGGCTCTCTCTCTCCCCACTCCCTGGGTACTCTCTCCTGAGTCACCGTCAAATTTCAAAATAGTCTTTGCTTCACGGATTTCGCCCTCCGTGTTCTGCCCCAGACTCGAGCATTGCTTAGGCTCCACAATTCTAGCTTGGCTTGCCATTTCCTAGAATTCTCTTCTTTGCTTTTAT